CTCTATCCTTAAGCTCCTCGGGCAGCCTTGACACCACCTTAGGGTCGAAGCAACTGTAGAATGCCTGGTACACAGGCACCCCATCAGTCAGAGCTCTCCCACACTCCCCTACTGCGGATAACCATATCTTGACGTCCGCTTGGTTAGCGAAGTTGGTCACATGACTGAGATCCTTGGCCAGGGCCTTGTGAGGATTTCGCACCATGGTCCACCCACCGTAGACCAACACTGGCGAACACTGACAAAAGTCGATCCTCTCAAACACATCAACCGCAGCCTCAACCTCCATAGTGTAACCACACTCCAAAAACCATTCAGAGAGCCCAGTGGAGAAATGTGCAAGATGACGTCTTTCCATGATCACCATGGAATCATCTCCGTCATTAAAAACTGCACCTTTAATTCCCTTCTCCCGCACAAACGTGATGAGCATGGATGACATGATCATACAATTACCTGCTGAAGTATTCGCATCTCCACTCATTCTGCATCCGTCTGTAGTGTAATGGACCACACCATCAACGGCAGATCCCACACACTTGTTCCGCAACTGCAGATTGAGTAAACCACTGAGTTCTGCACGATACTCATAAGGACAACTGCACAACCACATATCTGCCTCCCACGCCAGTGCGTCACGGCTGGTATGCTGGTCAAATCTACTTGCATCCATGGATACACAAATTGGATCCTCGAAACTGTCCCACGCACGTCGTAGGACCGCAGCACGCTTTCGAGGGTCCAACCCCTTGAGTACAACAGGGACAGAAAGGCCTGAAACACCCTCTCCAATCTTCTGCATGGCATCTTTCATAAGATATTCGTAGATTTTAATAAAACGACCCAGACCATAACCGTACACTGGTAACCTAGGGTTCCGAGGTTGTATTATTCTCGGCACGATTTCATGGGACAACCTCCCGTCCCCGAGGAGCTTCACCAACGCCTCGATCTTGATGAAGGCACGTATCTTGGCATCAGAAGGACGGATATTTCGCGTGTGATACACTCTAGCAGCATTCTCATATAATGCGCGACGACGTCCGGAATACGTTTTCAAAAATTGTTCACGACTCAACGGACGGCACATTCGCACCACATTCGCATACTGCTGAGTAACCCATCCTAATTTCTGCCTAAATACGCCAGGCAATGGACGTGGTGGCACAACCAAACCACCATCAGGACTTTTCACCCTAAAAATCCTCTCGACCACGCCCTTCCTCAAACATGATAATGAATTCCTATGCACACCCACAGGCTGGTTAACCTTGGGTAAGTACCATCTCATGCCTACTCCACCCCCCCTTACCTTCTTGCCCGTAAC